AGGGCTTCCCACTGCTGCAGAAGGAGTGGCGGGGTGGGGTGGAGGGGACGGCGCGGTCGGGCCTGGAAGCGGGGAAGAAGCGGCCCGCCGAGCCGGTGTTCCGCCCCCGTGGCGGTAGGAGGGAAGGATGGAAGCCGGCGCTTTGAAGCCCCCCGAGATGACCAGGGAAGAGGCCCTGGCCTACCTGCGGGACGAGTGGGGCTGGCCCGGCCTGCAGGAGATCCGCCGCTACCTCTCCACGCCGCCCCGCTATGTGGCCGTGGTGAACGGGCAGCACGTGGAGCTGGGGACGGCGGAAGCCCTGCTCAACCAGCGCCGCCTCCGCCTCAGCGTCTTCCAGGCCACGCATCACCTCCTGCGCTGGGTGGACCAGCGCTACTGGGACCTCATCGTCCAGGTCATCGCCCAGGCCACCGTGGACTACGAGGCCCCGGAGGCCGAGGAGCTGGACTGGCTGGTGAGCCTCTTGGAGGCCTACCTGGACGCCTACAAGCCCGCCAGCGAGGAGGACGAGGCCGCTTGGCGGAGCCACGTGCGCATGGAGCTCCCGGTGGAACGGGGAGGCAGCGTCCTGGTGCACGCCACCCACTTGGCCAAGTGGAGCACGGAGAGCCGGGGACAGCGGATTCGCCCTCGGGAGATGGCCTACCTCCTGCGCCGGTACGGGGCGGAAAGCGTCCGGGTGGCGCTGCAGTCCAGCGGGTACGTGCACAGGCGCTACTGGGCGTTACCAGCCTCTCTGCTGAGCGGGCGGGACGAGGCTGAGACGGATTTCACAGGTGTTGCCACATTGCCACTTCTCCGCGGAGAAGTGGCAACGCCTTCTGCCCCGTCCAGCACGGAGAAAAAGGAGGGCGTTGCCACATTGCCACTTCGTGACGATTCCCGGGGTGGGGACCCGGAAAAAGAAAAATCAAGTGGCAATGTGGCAACGGGGGGTGAAAAGCGTGTTCTGAACGGCATAAACCCCGTTGCCACTTCTTTTGAGGGAAGTGGCAACATGGCAACGCCACCGGCCCAAGGGGAGGTGGACGATGACTGGTTCTAGCCGCGTGAGGGTCTACGGACCGCCCGGCACCGGGAAAACTACCTGGTTGGCCGGCGAGGTGGAGAAGCTTGTCACAAGTGGGGTGCCTGGAGAGGCGATCGCCGTGGCGTCTTTCTCCAAGGCGGCGTTCAAGGAGTTCGCCAGCAGGATTGGGGGGCAGGTGCCTCGGGACAACCTGGGCACCATCCACTCTCTCGCCTACCGGGCCCTGGGCAACCCCGAGCTGGCCCTCACTAGAGAAAGGGTGAACCAGTGGAACGCCCAGGTCCCGGACACGTGGCGGCTGACGCCACGGGTGGACCACCGCGGGAACACCGTGGACGCCCTGGACCCCTACAGCGAGGAGGAAGGAGGCCTCCCAGGCGACCAGATCTACGACCAGCTGGTCTACCTCAGGAACACCATGCGGCCCATGCCCCAGTGGCCCGAGGAGGTGAAGACCTTCTGGGCCCGCTGGAGGGCGTGGATGAGCCAGGAGGGCCTGGTGGACTTCCCCGCCATGCTGGAGAAAGCCCTCGTCCTGCCAGGCCTGGGCGTGGACTACCTCTTCGTGGACGAGGCCCAGGACCTCACGCCCCTCCAGCTGGAGCTGGTGAAGAAGTGGGCCGCCGGGACCCGCTACACGGCGCTGGTGGGGGACGACGACCAGAGCATCTACGCCCACCTGGGGGCGGACGGCACCTCTTTCCTCTCCTTCCCGGTGGACCGGGAGGTCGTGCTGTCTCAGTCCTACCGGGTGCCGGCGAAGGTCCAGGCCCTGGCCGAGGCCATCATCGGGAGGGCGCGGAACCGGGCTGAGAAGCGCTACCGCCCCCGGCCGGAGGAGGGGGAGGTCGCCTACCTGCGCGTGCCCCCCGATGCCCCCCGCTGGGCCGTGGAGGACGCCGAGGAGTTGGTCAGGCGGGGGGAGAGCGTGCTCTTCCTGGCCACCACGCGCTACTACCTGGAGGACCTGAAGGGCGTTCTGGCCGAGCGGGGCCTCCCGTGGGGGAACCCCTACGCCCCCAAGCGCTCCAGCCTCAACCTCTTCCCCGATGACGAGCAGGCCGGGTGGCAGAAGGCCAGGGCCTTCCTCTTCCCGAAGCGCCTGGGGAAGGACGTGAAGGCCTGGGCCAAGTACCTGACCCGGGTTCCCTTCCTGGGGAAGAAGGCGGAGGCCCTGGAGGCCATCGCCGCCCTCCCGGACGAGGCGGTTATCCCCGACGACCACCCCATATGGGGAGTCTTCAGGCCGGAGCACCGCCCCCACATCGCGGCCAGGGACCCGGGGTGGCTCCTGGACCACCTGCTGGGGAGCGCTCCGAAGGGGATGCGGAGCGCCCTCATGGTGGCCACGCGCCGCCCGGACCTGGTGCTCCACGGGAAGCCCCTGGTCTGGATCGGCACCGTCCACTCCGTGAAGGGGGGCGAGGCCGACCACGTCTACGTTTGGCCCGGGTACACCCGCCGGGCGGCGGAGGGGCTCAGGGAGAACCCGGACGCCCTTCACCGCCTGATGTACGTGGCGGTGACCAGAGCCCGGCGGCGGGTGGTCCTCATGGACCAGGGGAAGGCCCCGCACGGCTACCCGTGGCCGAGGGTGGACGAGTACTGGGGGGAGGTGTGGGTATGAGCCTGGCGGAGCTGGTGAAGGCGCTGGACGAGGAGGGCCTGACCCTCGCCGTGGAAGGGGGGCGGCCCAAGTTCGTGGGGAACCTCGAGGCCGCCCGGGCCTTCCTGGCCCGCCACCGGGAGGAGCTGACCCGCTACCGGGGCCTCCTGGCCCACTTCCTCATCACCACCCAGGACGACACCCAGGAGGCCAGGGAGGTGTTCGCCCTGGCCTACGAGGCCAAACTGCGGGCCGAGGCGGAGGAGGAAATCGGGCGGAACGTGCCCTACTGGCTGGCCTACGCCTTCTGGTGCCTCCTCACCGACGCGCTCTCGGGCTACGTCCGCTGGGGCCTGGAGCGCTACACCTGGGCAGCCCTCCTGGAAACCGTGGAGGAGAGTCAGCACGTGGGCCTGGAGATCAGGGCCTTAGAGCGGTGGGCCCGGGCCCACGCCACCAGAGAGGCTCACCTTTTCGCGTGCCGCTTCGGGGACCCGGAGTGGGAAGCGAGGAAGGAGGAGCTGGCCCTGGAGGCCGAGAGCTGGGCCTGGCGGGCCTGGCTGGTGGCCCTGGCCGTCCGCAACCGGCGCGGGGTGAGCCGGCTGGACCCGTGGGTGGACCTGAGCCCGTGGGTTCGCCTTTTGGCCAAGCACGGGCGGGCATGGAAGCTGGTGTTCAGGGAAGAGGCGGCGTGAAGGAGTGTCAGGACGGCCCGTGCACGGAGGTGAACGTGACTCGCACGATGATGCCTATTGAGGAGCTGGAGGCCCAGCTGAGGAAGGTGGGGTATCGGTTTCTGGAGCTGTACGTGGGGAAAACGAAGAGCTACAGGTACTCCATGGAAACCGATACCGTTGACCTGGCCCCGCACCTGCCCATGGGGCGGATTAGCCGTGGGCTGAGCGAGTTTGGCCCGATGGAGGTGAAAGGGGCGTATCTGGTGAACGCGCTGGTAGACAGAGGCGTAGTTACGCAGATAGACTGCACTTTTAGCTATACCATCCAGGCAGAGAGGGGTGCGGTCAGGGCGCAGGTGAGGTTGTATGGGCGCATGGACGCTCCATTCCCTGAAGGGTGGCCGCTGGAGCATGAGCTAGAGGCCCGGCTCTTTGTGGGGCCGGTGTCCATGGGGAGGGGGCAGAAGGCGCGGGCCAGGCGACTGGTTGAGGAGATTCTCGCGCTTGCGCCCGCATTTGTAGAGGCATTCCCCGAGGCTAGAGTTATCGCCCTACTGGAAACGCGTGGGGGTCGCGGAGGGTGGAAACGGACGACGGCCTGGCATGTTGTAGGCCGGGCGGCAGAGTTGGTGGGAGCAGCGCTGAGGGGGTAGTGGTGACCGCTATCATCATCAGCTACCTCCTGGCCCTCCTGGCCACCATCGCCACCGTGGCCTGGGCCCTCAGGGGCGGCAGGCAGGCCCCTGAGGGAGCGGTAGTGGGCTACATGTTGATCTTCCTCTTTTGGTGGGGCGTCATCGCCCTGATATGGGGGACCCTGAAGTGATCTTTATCCGGGTGGCCAACCGCAAAAACACCAGGGAGGGGCGATACGTGGGTAGGCCGACCCCCCTGGGGAACCCTTACCGGGTGGAGGCGTTTGGGCGGGAGGGGGCGGTGCGGCGATACCGCGAGTGGTTCTCCAGGGTCAAGGGCGAAGGGAAGATAGCTCAGACCCTAGCCGCGCTGGAGAGGGAGGCCGAGAGGAGGAAAACGCTCACGCTCCTCTGCTGGTGCGCTCCCGAACCCTGCCACGCCGAGGTGGTGGCGGAGGAAATCGCCTCTCGGCTGGAACGAAAGGGGTACCGAGTGGAGGTGCATGTGGATGGCAGAGGTTGACCCTCACGGGCACCACGCCCGAGGTACCGGCCTACTCGGGGGGTGGCCCCGCCCCCTCACCCACGGGGCTCCCCACAATCTTGGGCTAGCACCCCTCCTCTGCGGGGCCTCGGGGGGCCGGGGGGTCCCGCAGGAGGAGGGAAAAGGGGGTGAAGCGTGAAGACCTTAGACGTGCTTTTGCCCTGGCCCCCTTCAATCAACCACTATTGGGGAGCCAGAGGCCGGGGGCGCTACCTTTCTCCCCAGTCGCGGCGGTGGCACAAGGAGGCCTGGGCGGTCCTGAAGGCCCAGGGGGTGCGGTACTCGGGGGAGGTGGCGGTCTACGTGTTCGCCCACCCGCCAGACCGCCGTAAGCGGGACCTGGACAACATCACAAAGGCCCTTCTGGACGCTCTTGTGGGGGCTGGGGTCCTGAAGGACGATTACCAGGTGGCCGTGCTGTACGTGGAGCGGCGCCCTTTTGAGCGGCCAGGAAAGGTGCGGCTGGTGGTGAAGGAGGTGGAGCGGGCTTGACTGGTTTTGACACACAGGAGGAGGTATGGGGAAGCTGACCAAGAAGAAGGTGGAGGAGGCCATCCGTGCTTCCCGGGGCGTCCTGGCCGTGGCCGCGAGGGCCCTGGGCGTGACCAGGCAGGGGCTCTACGCCGCCATCCAGCGCCACGGCCTGGAAGGCCTCCTGCGAGAGGTCCGGGAGGAGTTTCTGGACGAGGTGGAAAGCCGCCTCATCCAGGCCGCCCTGCAGGGTAAGCCCTGGGCCGTCATGTTCGTCCTAAAGACCATCGGCAAAGAGCGGGGCTACACCGAGCGGGTGGAGCAGGTGAGCCTGGAGGGCGTTGAACTAAGGGTAGTGGACGGGTGAAGCGGGTCATTCCCCTGGTCTTTCCGCCCCTCCACCCCGCCCAGCGGGAGGTGGTAGAGGCCGCCAGGCGCTTCAACCTCCTCCGGTGCGGGAGGCGATGGGGGAAGACCACGCTCCTCCTCCGCCTGGCGGCCCAGGCAGCGGCGGAGCGGGGGCAGGCGGTGGGCTGGTTCGCCCCCATCTACTCCCTCCTGGCCCCGGCCTACGAGGAGCTCTTGCGCCGAACCAGGCCCGGGGTGGTCAGGGCCGCCGAGCGGCCCCAGCCCGTCATCCGCTACGTCTCCGGGGGGCGCATAGAGTTCTGGTCCCTGGACTCCAAAGACGTGCCAGGGCGGGGAAGAGCCTACGACCTCGCCATCATAGACGAGGCCGCCTTCGCCCCTAGTTTAGCGCGGGTCTGGGAGGAGGCCATCCTCCCCACCCTTTTGGACCGCCTGGGCTCGGCCTGGATAGCGTCTACGCCCAAGGGGCGGAACGCCTTCTACGAGCTTTGGAACCTGACCCTAGACGACTCGGCGTGGGCCCACTTCCACGAGCCCTCCCACCGCAACCCCTTCCTCTCCCAGGAGGAGCTGGCCCGCATGGCCGCCACCATGACCCGGGAGCGCTACCGCCAGGAGATCCTGGCCGAGTGGGTGGACGCCGAGGGCCGGGTCTTCAGCGAGGACGCCCTGGAGGCCGCCCTCCTCCTCCAAGGCCCCGAGGACCCGAGGCCGGGGGAGCGCTACGCCGCCGGGGTGGACCTGGCCCGGAGCCAGGACTACACCGCCGTGGCGGTCCTGCGCCTGGGGGCGCAGCTGGAGCTGGTGCGGGTGGAGAGGTGGCGGGGGCTCTCCTACACCCTCACCGCCCGGAAGGTGGCGGCCCTCCTGGCCCGCTACGAGGCCTACGCCCACGTGGACGCCACTGGGGTGGGGGACGCCGCCTGGGAGGGCATCCGGGCCGAGTGGCCGCGGGTGAGGCCCATCCGCATCACCGGAGGTAGGGACGACGGGCGGGACACCAGGTCCAAGGAGAACCTGGTGGGGCGCCTCCAGTCGGCCCTAGAAACCCAGGAGCTCCTCCTCTACCCCCACCTTGAGCTCCTGGCCGAGCTGCGGGCCTTTGAGGCCCGCCCTCTGCCCTCGGGGGGCTACGCCTACTCCGCCCCCGAGGGGCTTCACGACGACCTGGTCATGGCCCTGGCCCTGGCCCTGGACGCGGCGAGGGCCTCGAGGGGGGCCGGGCAGGTTCTAAAGGTGCCGGGGCGCTGGAGCGGGCTCCGGGGTGGTGTATAATGCCTCGTAGAATCCGCTTACCTTACGTCAAAGTGCCCTGCCCTAAGTGCGGGAGCGGGGAAGTGAAATCCCATGGTCCTGTAAGATTGGAGGGAGTATGGCCGGACGTGGCGCTGGTGAGGCGTTACGAGTGCAAGCGTTGCGGGAATACCTTCCACACCTACGAGCTAACGGACGAGCCCGGGAGCGCTGGGCCCTCGCCTTCCACGGAGCGCTGAGGAGCCGGATGCGGCGGGCGGGGTCGCCTGGAATCGGGCGGGAGGCGGGGATTGAGCCCGTGGCGGGGCGGCCCGGGAGCTACTGGATCCGCGTGGCCGGGCGCTGGTACCCCTGGGAGCGCGTGCGGCTGGTCCTGCGGGAGGTCCTGGAGCTCCACCTGCCCGAGGAGGAGCGCAGCCCAGAGGCCCGAGACCTGGCCCGCTTCCTGCACGCCGACCGCCCCACCCTGGTGGAGTACGCCTTGGCTAGGCCGAAACTGGAGGAGATATGGCGAAGAATCCACGAAGCTTAAGCGACCTTGTTCGGGAGCCCTCCCCGTGGGGGTGGCGGGAGTGGGCCCCTGTGGACCTGGCCTACGCCACCCGGGCCGCCATGGGGGGAAACCTCCTCCCGGCGGCGGACCTGGTGAGCGCCATGCTGGCGGACGACCGGGTGGCGGCCACGGTGGGGGTGCGGGTGCGGGGCCTCCTGGGCCTGCCCTTCACCGTGGAGCGGCCCAACGACCGGGAGGGGAAGACCATCGCCCGGGCCCTTGAGCTGGACTTCTTCCGCTTCGCCCCCGAGGATGCCCTCTACCAGGTCGTGGCCTGGGGACTCATCCTGGGGGTGGGCCTGGCCCGCCTGGACTGGCGGGGGGGCGAGGAGACGGGGGGGGCCCTCCCCCCCCCGGAGCCCCGGCACCCCCCGACAGGCTCCTCCCCCACCTGGAGCCCTGGCACCCCAGGAATCTGTCCTTTGACCCCCAGGAGGAGCGCTGGTACGTGCGGACCCGGGAGAACCCCCGGCACCCCCTGAAGGAGGGGGCCTGGTGGCTTTACACCCCCTATGGCCCCAGGCGGCCCTGGGAGATGGGCCTGTGGCGGGCCCTCGCCCTACCCTGGCTCATCAAGCTGGACGCGGCCCGGTACTGGGCCCGGGACAACGAGGTGGGGGCGGTGCGGGTAGCTCGGGCTGGGGAGATGAGCGCCCAGGAGGAGCGGGAGGCCCTGGCCCGGCTCTTGGCAGACATGGGGGCCGACACCGGGCTGGTCCTTCCCCCGGGTTACGAGATGGACATCCTCTCCCCCTCGGGAGAGGTGTGGCGGGGCCGGGAGGCGGCCATCGCCTGGGCGGACCGGGCCATCGCCGTGGCCGTCCTGGGCCAGAACCTCACCACCGAGGTCCAAGGGGGCTCCTACGCCGCCGCCCAGGTGCACGCCATGGTGCGCCAGGACCTCCTGGAGGCCGACGCCGAGGCCCTCGCCACTTCTTTGCGGGAGGGGGTAATCCGTTGGTGGGCCGAGTACAACTGGGGTTCCGCCCGCCTCACCCCCTGGCCCAAGTGGGACGCCACGCCCCCCGAGGACCGCCGGGTGGAGGCCGAGACCCTGGCCAAACTGGCCCAGGCCATCCAGGGGCTCACCCAGGCCGGGGCGCCGGTGGACCTCCGGGCCGTCCTGGAGGCCTACGGAGTGCCGGTGGCCCAGGAGGCCCCCACCCAGACCGTGCGCCTGGCCTCCGGGGACCGGGTGGCCCTCTCCAGCGGTTTTGTGCAGGGCCAGCTCTACGCCGACCGGGTGGCGGACGAGGCCATCGGGGCGGCTTTGCCCCTCCTTCGCAAGCGGCTGGACGCCGTCCTCCAGGCTGTGGAGGAAGCTTCGGACTACGAGGCCCTCCGCCAAAAGCTCATGAAACTCATCCCCGAGGCCGGCCCTGGCGAGTTAGCCAGCCTCTTGGAAGCCGCCCTCCTCCTCTCGGAACTGGCGGGGCGGTACGCGGTGGTGCGAGATGTGGCGGGTCAGCGCTGACCCCACCCAGCCAGAGGAGGCCATCGCCTGGTTCCAGGCCCGGGTGCCCCTCCGCAAGGAGGAGTGGGCCCGCCTGCAGGAGGCGGCCAGGCGGAGGGCCTTCACCGTGGCCGGCGTGGCCTCCCTGGACCTTCTGGCCGAGGTGTGGGAGTCCCTGGTCCGGGCGCTGGAAGAGGGCACCCCCTACGAGGAGTGGAAGAAGGGGGTACGGGAGAAGCTAGAGGGCGCCTGGGGGAGGAGGGACGGCCAGCGGGTGGAGACCATCTTCCGCACCAACGTCCAGATGGCCTACCAGTCGGGGCGCTGGGCCCAGCTCCAAGACCCCGAGGTGAAGGCTACCCACCCCTACCTCATGTACGACGCCGTCCTGGACAGCCGCACCACGGAGATATGCCGGACCAGAAACGGCACCGTTCTGCCCGCCGATGACCCGTGGTGGCGCCGAAACTGGCCTCCCCTCCACTTCAACTGCCGCAGTGGGGTGAGGCCCCTCACCGAGGCCGAGGCCAGGCGAAGGAGAGCGGTCCAGGAACCCCCTTCCGAGCCTCCTCAGCAAGGGTTTGGCCTTGCCCCTGACTTCGCCGAGTGGGGACGCGCTTACGCCAGAGGCGTCACGGACACCGCCAAGCCGGGGCAGTGGGAGCCCGCGTTTATCGGCCCGCCCCCGGACTGGCGGACTTACGGCCGCCCGGAGCGCTTACCCGCTCACCCCCCTCCCACTTCCCTCTTGCCCACGGTGGAGGAAGCGGGGAAGGAGGGGTTCAGGAAGGCCCTCGAGGGGGCCTGGGGGGCTGTGCCGCTCTACGTCCAGGACCCCACGGGCATGATGGTCCTCCTGGACGAGGCGTTTCTCCGCCACCTGAAGCCCGATGGCCGAGAGCGCTTCCTTTCCTGGCTCCCAGACCTGGTGCGAAACCCGGAGGAGATTTGGCTGGTGCCCATGCGGAAGGTGGACGGGCGAGCCGTGGTGTTTCGCCTGCGCTACGTCAAAGTTTACCAGCACGAGCGCCTGCGGAACGTCTTGCTTGTGGGGGAGTTCCAAAAGGGGGTGTTGGTGGCGGGGTACACGTTCATTGAAACGAGCGATGAAATGTACACCAACAAGCAACGGCAAGGGTTTCTTCGTTTCGCTAAATAGCTGGCAGCCGGCTCCTGGAAGCCGCTGCGTCCTGCACCGGGGTATCGGGAACCCAGGCCCACCCCGGTGGGTTAGCCCTATCTTATCACGCCCCCACGCCGGAAGTAAACGGGGGCTTGCGCTAGAGCCCGCTCTGTGCTAGGCTACGGCTAGAATCGGCATACTCTAGACCTCCGGGTTCACCCCGGGGGATTTTTCGTGCCGCCATGAGGGTCCTAGGCTCGTTCACCACGGAGATTCCCGCGGGTATCCCGCGGGAGTTCCGCATCTTCCCCTTCGGAAAGGTGGAGACCACCAAGGGGGTCTTCTACTTCACGCCCGAGGACGCCCAGCGCGTCCTCCAGGCCTGGCGGGACTGGGGGAACCGCCTCTCCATTGACTACGAGCACCAGGCCCTGGAGCCCGTGGCCAACGGCCCCACCCCGGCGGCGGGGTGGTTTGACCTGGAAGTTCGGGCGGACGGCTTGTGGGCCGTGAACGTGGAGTGGACGCCTCGGGCCCTGGAGCTCCTGCGGAACCGGGAGTACCGCTACTTCTCTCCGGCCTTCCGGGTGGAGGACGGCCACATCGTGGAGCTCATCAACATCGCCCTCACCAACTTGCCCGCCACCAAGCGCATGGAGCCCCTGGTGGCCAAGGCGGTGCCCTTCAAAGGGGGCGAGGTGGTGGACGGCTCTTGGGACGCGGACGCCGCCATCGCCCGGGTGCGGCGGTGGGCCTCCCGGGACGGGTCCGGGGAGAAGGAGACCATTGACTGGGAGAAGTACCGCCAGGCCTTCGCCTGGTACGACGCGTCTGACCCTGAAAACTTCGGGTCCTACAAACTCCCCCACCACGACGTGCGGGACGGAGAGCTGGTGGTCCACAAAAGGGGGGTGATTGCCGCCGCTGCGGTCCTGCAGGGGGCCAGGGGCGGCGTGGACATCCCCGATTCGGACGTGGCCGCGGTCAAGCGGCACATCGCCCAACACTACCACCAATGGGGCGAGAAAGCCCCGTGGGAAAGGGACGAGGAGGCGAAAATGACGCGAGTTCTGACGGCGCTAGGTGTAGAGGATGAGGTGGCCGCCCTCGAGGCCATCGCCCGGCTCAGAGCGGGGCTGGCCGAAGTGGTGGCCCTCACCGGCAAGGAGGACCCCCAGGAGGCCCTGGGCGTGGTCCGGGCCTGGAAGGAAGCCGCCCGCCAGGTGGAGGCCCTCACCGCCCGGGTCCGGGAACTGGAGGCCGAGCGGGAGGCCCGGGAGCGGGAGGAGCTGATCCGCCGGGGCAAGGCCGATGGGAAGCTCACCCCCGCCCTGGAGAAGTGGGCCAGGGAGGTGGATCTGAAGACCCTTAAGGGCTTCCTGGAGGCCGCTCCTCGTATCGTGGGAGACGGGGTCCGGGAACCCATCCACGAGCTTTCCTTGGAAGAGTGGAACAAGCTCTCCTACAAGGAGCGGGAACGCATCTACCTGCAAAACCCTGACCTTTACCGGCGCATGCAGGCGCTGACGAGGAGGAAGTGAGATGGCTGTGACGACCCGTAGCCATCTAATCATCCCCGAGATATTGGCGGACGCCGTTCGGGCCGCCTGGCCCAACCGGGTGGCGTTCAAGGGCACTCCTGCGGTGGTGGAGTCCCCCACCCTGCCTGGCGGGGTTAGGGGCGGGGACACAGTGAAGGTCCCTTACTTCAATGCCATCGGGGAGTTTGATGATGTGGCCGAGGGGGTGGCACTTACCCCAGTCAATATCACCATGACTGCCGAGACCGCCACCGTCAGGCGGGCGGGCAAGGCGGTGGAGATGACCACCTGGGCCGAGCTGAGCGCCAAATACGCCGACCCCTACGCGGAGCTGGCCCGCCAACTGGTGGAAGGCGCCACTCGAAAGTTTGACGCGGCGCTCATCGCCGTCGCCAACGCTACCGGGAGCGGACAGGTCACGGTAGACCGGAGCACGGGTACCATCACCTACGACGCCATCGTGGACGCCCTGAACGCCTTCGGGGATGCCCAGGTGGACGTGGCCGCCGTGGTGGTCCACTCTAAGGTGCTGGGGGACCTTCGCAAAGTGAAGGACTCCAACGGGCTGCCCCTGTTCGCCGATGCCCAGCAGGGCGGCCTTCCCAAGGTCTTGGGCCTGCCCCTTATCGTCTCCGACCGGGCTCCCGTCATCACCGGCACCCCTACCAAGTACGTGACGTTGTTCGTCTTGCGGGGCGGTCTCGCCCTTTGGTACAACGGCGAGCCCAAGATTGAGACTGACCGGGATATTCTGGCGGATTCCGATGTCATGGCCGTCAACATCTACTACGTGGCTCACCGCTACAGCCGGATGCCGGAGCACACCAAACCCCCTGTGGTCCGCCTCATCACTCAGTGAGGGTGCGTATGGGACTAGGCACACTGCGTCGCCACCGCTACCCCTCCTCCCCCAATGCCCAAGAGAGTGCCACGCCCATCCCGGAGGACTTCCCCGGGCGTGGCGCCCTCTTGGCCGCGGGGTACACCACGCTGGAAAGCCTCCGCGGCCTCAGCGAGGCCGACCTCATCGCCATCAAGGGGATTGGGTCCAAGTTGGCCAAGCAGATTCTGCAGGCCCTGGAGTCTGAATGACCTACGCCACCCGGGACGACCTCTTCCGCCTGGGGCTGCCCGAGGGGGCCCTCAGGGGCGTCTCGTTGTCCGCGATAGAGGACGCGCTGAAGGCCGCCTCCCGGTTGGCCGACTCCTACCTCCGGGCCCGCTACGTCCTGCCCCTCACCGCATGGGACGAGGCCCTGACCCGGGCGGTGGCTGCTATCGCCGCCTACGACCTCATGGCGGTCCGGGGCTACGACCCGGCCCGGGGGGCGGACGAGGTGCTGCGGTTGCGCTACGAGGACGCCATCCGCTGGCTGGAACGGGTGGCTGCCGGAGGGGCGAGTCCAGAGGTGCGGGACTCCTCTATTGACGTGGGTAGAGAACTGTTTGCCGCCGTGACCAGCCTTAGGAGGTTGCCGTGAGCGCTTCCATGAGCGGGGACTTCGCCGACCTCAGGCGGCTTATCCGCGCCGTCCGCCACCTGGCCACGCCCAAGGGCCAGACCGGTGTGGTGAAGGCGGCGGCCTGGGGAGCCTTGGGGGCCCTGGAAGAGCGGTTCGCCACCGCCACCGACCCTAAGGGCCGGCCCTGGAAACCCTCCCTCCGGGCCCAGCTGGAGGGTGGGCAGACCCTTTCAGATACCGGCCGGCTCCGCAGGAGTTTTAGCGTGCGGGCCACCGGCTCCTGGGGATTCGCCATCGGCACCAACGTCCGCTACGCCGCCCCCCACCAGTTCGGGGCCACCATCGTTCCCAAAAGGGCTCGCGCCCTCTGTTTCCGCCTGGCCGGGGGGCGGGGGCGGCGGAAGGGCGGCAAGGGGCGGTGGGTAACGGTGGCCAGGGTAACCCTCCCCCCTCGCCCCTTCTTCCCCGAGGGGAACGACCTGGGCCGCTACGCCCCCCACATGGCCGAGGCCATCCAGGCCTACCTGAGGAGGACGCTCGGATGATCCGCAACTTCTACGCCGCCCTCAAAGCGGCCCTGCCCGCCATTCCCTTCTACCTGGGGGCGGACGCCCTAGGCGAGCGGGCCGCCCCCCCTCGGCTGGTCCTGGTGCCCACAGACGAGAACTTCGCCCCCGCCAGCGCTATCACCGCTCCCCAGGTTCGCGCCAGCGTGGCCACCCGGTTGGTGGGACTTCAGCTTTGGCTTTGGGGCGAGGGGTACGAGGAGGTGGAGGGGATGCTAGCCGAGGTCATCACCGCCCTTCGCCGGACGTTCGGTCCCGGGGTGGTGGAGCTGGAACGAGGCAGGTGGGAGGAGGGAGGGGCCATCTCCCGGGGGGTAGCCTACGTTCTGGACATCCGGGCGCGTATGCCCGTGGCGGAGACGCGCACTTACGTGACGCTCGAGGCCATCGCCCAGAGGTGCGGTGGCCTAGGAGGGTGATATGCCGAAGGAGAAGGAGACGCAGACGCAGGAGGAAGTCCGCCGTCCCCACGAGGAGTGGGCGGCCCAGAAGGGCACCCCCGCCTGGCTCCTCGCCGCTGCTCGGGTCAAGGCCGGGTGGGCACTGGGGCAGGAGGTGACGGAGATGGAGTTTGACCGGGCAGTTGAGGCTGCCCTCAAGGAGGTGATCCGCTGATGCAGCTTCCCGGTGTGAGCATCAACGTGCAGGATGGCAACCTGGGCGTCCTTCCCGCCCTGGGGGAGGGAGTCCACGTCAAGATCGGCGTGGCCCAGCAGGGGGCTGTGAACCAGGTCCAGGCCATCACGTCCACCAAGCAGGCCAGGGAGGTTTTCGGGGGCGGCCCCTTGCCCGAGGCCATCGCCGTGGCCATCGCCCAGGGCGCCGGGCTGGTCTACGCCGTCCGGGCCAACGCCAGCGTGGCGGGCACCATCGGCACGGTGCAGAAAACGGGCACGGGCACGGGCACCCTCACGGCTTCCGGGAGCCCCAACGACGCCTACGAGGTGGTGGTCAGGATCACCCGGGCCGGGGCTAGGGGCACCGCCGCCTTTGTCTATTCTCTGGACGGAGGCGACACCTACTCCCCGGAGGTCGCCGTCCCCTCCGGCGGCACCTACGCCCTCCCGGGCACCGGTATCACCCTCACCTTCACGGACGGGGCTAGCGGCACCTCCTTTGAGGTGGGGGACACCTACACCTTCACCACCACCGCCCCCGCCTACTCCCTCGCCGACCTGAACGCCGCTATAGACGCTCTCTTCGCCCAGGCCCAGCTGCGCTACCAGTTCATTCACGTGGTGGGGGCGGCCACGCCCACCGTGGCTGCTGCCGTGGACGCTCGCATGGGGGAGGCCGCCCAGGCCCACCGCTACATCTGGGCCATGCTGGAGGCCCAGGACCAAGACGACAACAGCTTGCGCACCGCCTGGGCCAACTTCGCCAGCGTCCGGGTGGGCGTGGGGGCGGGCTACGCCGAGGTGGCGAGTCCCCTCACGGGCCGCGTCCACCGCAGGCCTATCACCTGGCTTTGGGCTGGCCGCCGGGCGGCCAGGCCCGCCCAGGAGGACGTAGGCCGGGTGGCCTCCGGTCCCCTGGTGGGCGTGGTGAAGCTGCACCGGGACGAGTACGTGACGCCTGGGCTGGACGCGGCCCGCTTCACCACCGCCCGCACCTACCCCGCTTACGCCGGACACTTCCTCACCCAGGGACGCATCATGGCTCCCCCGGGCTCCGACTTTGAGCTGGACCAGTACAGGTCGGTGATGGACCTGGCCTGCACCGTGGCGTACCAGGCCGGGCTCAGGTTCGTGAACGAGTCCATCTTGGTGGACCCCGCTACCGGCGGCATCGCTGACCGGGACGCGAAAAAGGTGGAGGCTTACATCAGGGGCGTGCTGGCCACGGCCCTAAAGGGGAAGGTCTCTGAAGTGGACGGCGTTCCGGCGGTGCGGGTCACGGTGGACCGCACCGAGAACGTCCTCTCCAGCCGCCGCCTCCCGGTGGAGATAGCCATCGTGCCCCTCGGGTACGCCAAGTACATCAGCGTGACCATCAGCTTTGAGAACCCCGCCCTGGCGGTGAAGTGAGGAGGTGAGGAATGCAGCTGAATCCCAAGAAGGCCTACGACTACCAGGCCGTGGAGCTGATCATTGACGGGGAGACCATCCCCGTGGACGCCGAGGTGGAGTACAGCGTCCCGGAGCTCCAGGAGGAGTACCTTTACAAGCGGGGTAAGCCCGTGGCCCGCACCCCCGGCATGCAGGAGCCCGTGGAGGTGACGGTCAAGCTTCCCGCCGACATTTGGCACCAGCTCCTGGACAAGTGGGGCAACAACTACCGGATGCGGGAGTTTGACATCCAGGTCATCTACGCTGACACCGACGGCGTGACCACCGTGGACCTCATCCGCCAGTTCCGCCCTACCTCCGAGAGCGTGAGCGTGTCCAGGGGTGCGGAGCCCATAGTAGTGGAGCTAAGAGGGAAAGCACTGGACGTGTGGCCTCGGAGCAAGAACCCCCTGGCTAGGTGAGCATGGAGACCCTAGAGCGTCTAGAGGGCGAGGAGCTGTACCTGGCTAAGGGCTCCTGGGGTGAGGCCAAGTTCCGGCCGCCCCAGGAGCCCGAGTTCCGCCGGTTCGTGGCCACCAGCGCCCGGGACGGGTCAGACTTGTACGCCGCCCAGAAGGCCTTGGTCATGGACTGCCTGGTGGAGCCGGACCGGAGGGCCTTCTCCCAGGTCGTGGCCAAGCGCCCTGGGCTGGTGGTCAAGATCGCCGCCGACCTCATCGCCCTGGCCCAGGACGAGGAGGCCCGATTTCTGGAGCGCGTCGGCTGAGAGGGCCGCAGAGATTTTGAAGCGGAGGGACCTGGTGGCGGCGGCGAGGGCGCTCTGGGCTTACGCCCGAGGCTACCGGGACCAGGAGGCGGGGGCCGGGGCCGTCCTGACCGCCGCCCACTACCTGAGCACCATCCCCAGCGATGAATAACGCCCTGGAGTGGATCTTCCGGGTCAGGGCCCAGGTGGCGGGCATCCGGGCCGCCGTGGCGGACCTGACCCGGGTGCAGAAGTCCCTGGAAGGGGTTAAGGCGGCCAGCGCCAGAACGACTTTGCCCCGCCTGTACCTCGCCGGAGTGGGGTCGGTGCTGGCGGGCCTTTCCGCCGTGGAGGCCGGTTACCGCAGACTGGCCGGAACGGCGGGCTGGGCCGTCCGTCAGATCACCTCCCTCCCTGGCCTAGTGACGGCTGGGGCGGTGGGCCTCGGGGCCAAGATGGTGCTGGACGCCGTCACCTTCCGGCAAAACACCGAGGTGGCCCTCAAGACCGTCCTAGGTTCTCGCGAGGCCGCCAGTCAAGCCCTTGACGAGGCCATTAGGTTCGCCTCCCGGACTCCGTTCGCCACGCGGCAGGTGATGGATGCCTATAAACAGCTAATCGTCGCCCGCTTCAAGCCGGAGGAGATCCCCATCATTCTAAAGGCTGTTGGCGACCTGTCGGTCATGGAAGGCTTTTCACAGGACGCTGTGGACCGAATCCTCCGAGCGATTAGGCAGATCCGCGACAGAAACAAGACCCTAACTGAAGAGCTTAATCAGCTAGCCCAGGTCGGGGCCCCGCTGGGCGTGATCTACGAGAAGATCGGCGCCCGCTTGGGCGTGACGGCCCAGCAAGCCCAAAAACTGGTACAGGCTGGACGCATATCCGCCGACCTGGGCATCGTGGCGATTCTGGAAGCCATCCGGGACACGATATCTGGTGGCAGGTTGGGCAGCCTCGTGGAGGAGTTTTCCAAAACCTTGACGGGGCTGTGGTCTACCCTCAAAAGCCGGTCTTTTGAGTTCTTCAAGGACATTCAGGTCGGGCCGCTGGAGAACCTGTTGCGCAACCTGGTGGCCATCACCGACACGGACTCCGACCTGGGGAAACGGTTTAAAGCCCAGGTAGAAAGCGTTATCGGGGCTGGCGTGGAGGCCATATTCGGCCCCCTGGCCAAGGCCACGGACCCCAAAGCCCTGGAGCCCGCCCTCACCGCCTGGCTAGACCAGCTCAAGGGGTGGGCCCGGCAGCTGGGGCCCACCCTTCGCAACGCCTGGGCACAGGTACGGGAGTTCATGACCGGGGTCCGGGACGCCTTCGCCATCATGCGGGAGGTTTGGGGTTATCTGCGTCCCATTCTGGCCCTGGTGGGGACGTTGGTGCGCCCCCTCGGAGAAACCGAGGCTCAGGCGGCGGGGGTGGCCTCGGGGTTTACCCGCCTGGCGGGAGCGGCCCTGGGGTTGGCGGCCGCCTGGAAGTTGCTCAACACCCTGACCCTGGGCCTACCTGGTGCTCTCTTGCGGCTTAGTGCGGCGCTCCTAAAGGTTGGGGCCGTGCGTGTGCTCCCCAAACTTGGCCCAGCCCTGGTTCAGGTGTGGAGCGCTTTGAAGACTTCTCTTCTCCAGGCCCTCATGGGGGCGTGGGGCATCCTGCGAACGTTTCTCCCTCGCGTCCTTGCGGGGGCGGGGCGGCTCCTCGTAGGGCTGGGGCCGTGGGGGTGGCTGGTCAGCGGGGCCATCGCGGCGGGCTATCTCATCGTCAAAAACTGGGACCGGATCAAGGGTTGGTTCAAAGGAGCGTGGGGCGCTGTGGCCGGGTGGGCGAAGTCCGCCTGGGACGGCGTGGCCCAGGCGGCCGGTGGGGCCTGGGCCAAAATCACGGGCTGGTTCTCCGCTCTGGCGGGTAGGGCTCGCTCCACCTGGCAGGGCGTTCTGGCCGCGGCCAGGGACGCTTGGCGGGGGTTGCGGGACACGGTGGGCGGGGTCGTCAGCTCCATCGTGGACTGGTTCAAAGAGCTTC